TATCAGTAGATGCCAAGAATAATCCCACACAATTACCACAAGCAATCGCAGCGATTCTGTCTGCCCGTGATAGAACAGGCATAGTCAATTTCGTAACCGAAGCGGACTATACACAGGAAACATCAGAGGATGTGCTGACCTATACTTTTGAGTTTAGGTTGAACTCCATAACAACATAAAGGAAACATTATGCCAACTTACTATAATACAAGCCCGGCTGGAACTCGTGCTGTTCTACAACTCAGCACCGGAACCACTGCCATTGCCAGCACCACAACTGGTTATCAGGTAGCCGCACTACAAAACATTACGGTCAATAACAATGTGGGCATATTCAATTGGACACAATTGGATTCATTCAGCCAATATAGTTTGCCAACACCTGCTACCAACAGCATTGCGGCCAACTTGGTATTGGACAGCAGCACCTACTTTGTCTCAACCGTGGGCACTTCAGGTGTGCCAGGCATCAACTCACTCAGCAACAATGCCACGCTGGTTCAGTTCCGTGTTTATTTCGACGGAGTAAGAACTGGAGCCAGATATGTCACTGGTCAAGGCTATATCACAGCGTTAGCACCAACCGTCAATCCCACAGCACCAGTCTGGGTCACACCAGTTACCATTGCTGTTGATGGCAACTTAGATGCCGGTGCTGTTTAATTAATAATTAATTATTAATGGGAACGAGGGCTCTTTTCAGGGCCCTTTTTCTTTTCTGCGTAAATACTGGGTAGGTTAGGAGATCCAATGAAAAGATTAGAAGAGTATAGCAGCGAGGAATTATTGGCCAGCCTCGAAGAAGAAATAGCCAAAAGCCTAAACGAACTGCGTTGTCTTCAAGGAGATGCTGACAAGATCTCTGCCAGACTGCGATTCGCTATGGCCACATTACACATCATTAAAGATAAAAAGGAAACAAGATGAAACTGAATCAATTAATCGCAAAACCCCAGTTGGTCAAAATGACACTGGATGATGAAGAAACCGTTAAAGAATTTGGTGAAGCCATTGAGTGGTGGTATTGGGACCGCCAGCCATTGGAAAAGTTTTTCAAAATTGCCACTGGTGACAATCAAGGCGAAACCATACTGGCCACAATGAAAGAAATGATTTTAGATGAATCAGGCCAGCCACTGCTGAAAGAAGGTGATAGCCTGCCCAATAAGATATTTCTCAAAGTGGTTGCCAAGATGAGTGAAGTCTTGGGAAAGTAACTACTGCTGAACTGGAAAGGGAAGGACCGCGTATTATGGCAATATTAAGCATTGACACAATGGCACAGAGATACGGTGTGCTCCCCAGCCGATTGTTAGCAGAAGGATCAACATTTGATCTATTTGTCAGCAACAGTGCCATCAGATATCAGCAGGTTAAAGAAGCCGAAGCCAACAATGATTTTAGTCATATGAGTGAAGCGGAACTCATAGCCATTCGAGACAGCATATGATCAAATTAAACTACAATAGCAGACGATTTGAAGTGGCATTGGACAAGAAAGCCCAGGCCATTAAAGGGTTGCCTGCTGCTGGTTTAACTGAATTTCAAGCATTGACTCCCAAACGCAGTGGTAATGCTCGCAATCACACCAGGTTAGAAGGTAATAATCGCATTCACGCAGATTATGATTATGCCACAAAGTTGGATGCGGGATCCAGCAAGCAAGCACCCGCAGGTATGACCAAACCATTTGCGGCTTGGTTTAAGAAGCAACTTAAAAAGATAAAGGACGCTTAACATGGCCGATTTAACCATTGATGTTGATACGCGGGGTGCTGTAAGTGCCATTGATGATCTTAAAGGTGCCATTGCCGGCTTGATAAGTGGGATAGCCATTAAAGGCATAATGGATTTTAGTGACAGCATTACCAATCTACAAAATAGATTAGTTGCCTTAAATCCCAACTTGGATGAAACCAACAAACAGTTTAAGGCCATTGCTGCCATTGCCTTTACTACTCGTGCTCCATTAGAAACAGTGGGCAACCTTTATAGTTTGATGGCTCGAAATGCCGAATATTTGGGATTGAGTCAGCGTCAAACTGCCGGTTATACAGAAACATTATCAAAAATGCTGGCATTAAGTGGAATGAGTGCCGGAGAGGCCAGCGGTCCGCTATTACAATTTGGTCAAGCATTAGCATCGGGCAAATTTCAAGGCGATGAACTACGCAGTATTTTGGAAGGCTTTCCTATATTGGCACAGGCCATTGCTGACAAGTTAGGAGTCAGCACCGGGGCATTAAAGAAGTTAGGCAGCGAAGGTAAAATTGGTGTATTAGATGTTCTTGGAGCATTGGATCTGGTCGCCCCTAAAGTTGATGAAGCAACCGGCAGATTGAATATAACATTTTCGGGGGCATTCAACACATTAAAAACTGCCAGTGCTGTGGCGTTTGATCAATTTGAAAAGAATACCGATACTGGTAAGATATTGGCCAACAGCATAGAATACATTGCTGTTCAGGTTTATAAGTTTAGTGAGAGCATTGATAAAGTCATTGGTCCTCTTACAATATTCTTTAAGATATTGGCATCATTGGCTGTCTTTACAGCAGTTGGCAGAGTGTTTCAATTAATCGGTGCCGCAATTCTCCCGCTTATAGAATTAGTCTTTACTGCTGGAAGGAGTTTTTCATATGCGGTTCAAACAGTTTTAAGATTTAGAGATTCGGTTGCTGCGGGAGCCGTAACTCTATCAGAATTTAATGGTGTTGTTAAATTTGTGTTGGCTCCGTTGGCATCTTTAGTAGCATTATTAGTTGAAGGTGCTGCTGCTGTATATACCTGGCTTGGATTAGATGATTTAATTGAAAAGTTTAAGAGCCTTGGAGATAGCAATAGTGCTGCCAGTCAAGAAGTTGAAGATTTTAAGAAAAAACTTCGTGAGCAAAATGGTGAATTAGATGACACTGCTAAAAAATCCAAAGCAGCAGCAGATCAAGCAGAAGAACTGCGTAAAAAGTTAGCACAGTTCAAGTTTGAAACAAACAAAACAGTTCAAAACTTTGATGAAATGGTTCGCAGTAGCCTACAGACCAGAAACAATGTGGTCGATTTACAAATGGCACAGGGTAAATTGACCGACATAACCAAAGATGAATTTGAAATACAAGATGGCATAAACAAGTTCTTGGATCAGCGTAAAGGCATATTGACCAATCTTGAAGATCAAGTTAAAAAAGTTAAACTGGATCAAGCATTAAAGATTGGCGATCCAAAAGAAAATGCTGGCAAGTTGGCCATTTTGAATGCTGCCATTAAAGAAGTCCGACAAAGCAGTGAGGGTTATATATCAGCCTTAACTGGTGTCATTGAAAAAGAACAACAACTACGCAGATTACAATTTATTCGTGCCAATGATATTAAAACATTCCAAGCCGAAGTTGATCAAGCCAAGGAGTTGGCTTCAGCATTGGGAGTTATATATGATGCTGAATCTGCTGCTGAAAAGGCCAGTTTAGGTAGAATAGAATCATTGCGTAAGGGCAATGAATTAACTGATGCCAAATATAGATTAGAAAAAGCACTGATTGGTGTTAATCAAATCGACGCTGATCTGCTTAGAAAAACATTTGATCTATATCAGAAACAACAAGATGCCATTGATCAAGTGGGCAGAACTGCCAATCTCACAGCAGAAGCCCGTGCCAATGAAGAACAACGCATTAGACAAGAAACACAAAAAAGCATTGATCTTGCTGTGGAGCAGGCAGCAGATGCTAAAACCAGACAACAGGATTTTAGTTTGGGATGGAATGAAGCATTTCGTCAATATGCTGAAGATGCTGCCAATGCCAACAAACGCGGAGCAGAAAGTTTCCAATTCTTTAGTCGCAGTGTAGAAGATGCTTTTGTTAATCTCACACATGGAATCAAATCAGCAGTAAAGAGTTTGGTTAATAGTGTGGTGGTTGAATTGGCTCGTATTGCTGCTCGTCAAACTATTGCTGCCGCAAGTGGGATTGGTGGAGGTGGTTTAGGTTTATTAGGTGGAATAGGCAAATTCTTGGGATTTGGTGGAGGGTCAGGTGGATTCTCGCCAGAAGTAGCCAATGCCACAGGTGCCAGTATCTTTGCCACGGGATTTGCCGCAGGCGGTCCAGTAATGGCCAATCGGCCTGTTATGGTTGGCGAGCGTGGGCCAGAAATGTTTTTACCGACCAGTGCCGGAAGCATCATTCCCAATAACCAATTGGGCGGTCAAGCAGTCAATAACAATACCAATGTGACCTATAATATCAATGCTGTGGATGCCAGCAGTTTCCGCAGTTTAGTGGCCAGAGATCCACAATTCATTTACAACATAACTGAAGTTGGTCGTCGTAGCACACCACAAAGGAGCGTATAATGAGCCTAC